AATAGAGACCAAATAAAGTTTAGGTTAAATGTAATTTATATAACAAATCGCGCCAGGATGCTAGAATCAAGTGATGTAATCTGTACTTTGCATAAGGATGGTGAAGTTAATGCAACGGTGCGATATCAATTTAGTTTGGTAGAGACATCTAATTCAGGATGGATATTCAAAACGCTAGAGGTGTCAGATAATATGGATTATCCAGGTGATAGTATACATCAGAAAAATAATGTCATCATTCTAGAAGAAGAAATAATACCGATGGATTCGCAAGAATTGATTTATCTAGATGGTAATACACGAGCAGGGTTTCCAGAATTATTTACTCGTATATACAAAGCATTTGACACTAAGGATGAGGCTTTATTTGAAGAATGTTGTAATGATTACAATCATATAATACTGCGTAATGCTAAATTGGAAAAAGAAAATGCTAGGATGCATGCAGAATTAATGGAATTGAGATATCGTGATAATGAAAAACACATATTTCTAGAGAATCTACAACGCCAACTAGCAATCCAATTGGAAAAAAATAAAATATAAAGCTAATTCTAGGCTATTCTGCTAGATTAATAAACCAAAATAACCAATACTGCTAAGACTATCAAGATCTAAAACAATAGAAAACATGAAGCGGCTAATATTCATTACTGAAAATGTCAATAAGTACAAAGAATTGCTGAATTATTTACAATCTAGAGAAAATTCTGAAAATAGCGGAATAAGTCTAGAGGTGGTAAAACCGGATACCGAAATAAATGAGATACAAAGTCTAAATAGAGAGGAAATTGTGATACATAAATTATATGAAGCGATGAGAGTATGTCATAATTTGCTTACTATTAAGCAGGAAGGTGAAAAAGAAGAAGAAACCTGGATTTTAGTGGAAGATACGAGTTTATGTATTTCTAAGCAAGGTGGGTTTCCAGGTCCATTCATCAAATTTTTTCTACAATCTCTATCTTTGGAGAATATTGGTAATCAAAATTGGGGTTCAGAAGCTCAGTCTTATGTTAATTTTGCAATTGGTCGAGTAACACATAATCAACATGGGTATAATGGGTTTAGTGTGGTAAAGAATTTTGATGGTGTTATAAATGGATATATTGTTAATCCTCGTGGAACAAATGGTTTTGGATTTGACCCAATTTTCCGACCTAGTAATAGTAATAAAACGAATGCAGAACTGACACTAGAAGAAAAAGCTGTATATAATCCACGTATTCTAGCATTCCATAAAGTATTGGATTATCTAGAAAATATCTGAAATGCAAATAAAAAATATAAAAGTTTGTTGTTTTATTGTTTTCAATAATATTGTCAATTTACCAAAATAAGAAGATGCTAGATGAAGATATAGAATCGCAAATCCCACTTATATCACCAAAAGAACACCATGCAGAACAAAATGACAAACCCATGATTATTGATATTGATAGAACCAAAAATATAAAATCTAATAAAATTGGATATTCTGATTGGATAATTGGAATAGTCTTAGTTGCTAGTATAGTTGCAACAATTGTTATTATCGTATGTCAGCAATGAAAACAAACTAGCAAAACAAATAAAAACCAAATAAAAAAACAAAAAAAATGTGTAATTCAAGTTGCCTATCATCACACATGTTGTTTTACCGAAGTGTAGTCAGATAAATGCTAGATAATATATAATCATGAATACCATATAATAACCCTGTTATATGATAAAGATTATATATTAACTGCTCTGATATACTAGCAATTATCAGCTAGTAACACTTCTAAATCTTTTTTTTTATCATTTCATCAAGAAATTTGGAAAAGATTACTATGAGTTCAAAACAAAACTACAAAGCAATTATTTAATACCATATAAAATTAATCAATTTTAGTTATTTTTTCATATTTTACTATTTATTTGAAGTTCAAGAAATAATTGTTTGTAGTAGGGCAGAATTGGTTAGGTCAGAATTTATTTGTAACACTGATGGAATAGACCAGTTGTGATTTAACATAAAGTATTTTAGAGATAAAATCATATGTGGATTTTGAATTAATTCATTACGATTAGTAAATATACTATGACGACAAACATTACCCAGGATATAATGATTTTCGATAAGACTTAGAACCATATTTGCATTACGTGATATTTCTTTACGCCAAATCCAAAAATAATAGGGTGATAATAATAAATTCATTATTTCATGTATCATATTCACTATTCGTGGTTTATATATATCATGGATAAGTGAAACCAAATATTCTCGGTCATCTATTTTTTGCAATTGAGGATGTATAGTAATCAAGTCTTCCCGTAGTGAATCAAAAGCTTCAACTTGTTCTGTTTTACTTAATTTTGTATTCCCATCATAAGTGACTTTATTTAAAATAAGTAATAAGGTTCCACTAACACCTAGAAACCAAATTATATTATGTTTTGGAATTATTTCTAGCTGTGAAAATTCCTCTGACGCAATAAAACTAAGTACTAAAACAATTATAAATACACTACCTACTATGAAAGTTAAAAAGCGGATAATTACTATTCTTACAGTTGAATTATATGTATTAATTATTTTATCCATATTATGCTCTATTCGAGTTAAACGTTCACCATACAAATTAGGTATTTCATTATAGTATCGCAATTTCCATTTAGTATTTATATTAATCTGTCTTTGAAAAAGTATTCCAGGATGTCTATAAATTTGTTCACCATATTTTATAATTAAATACAATCCTAGAATAATTACAGTAAATGGAATACAAATTAAATTAACCCAAAATACCAAGTTTATTCGATAATGTACCTTATTAATATATTCATTAGAGTTATTCATAATTGAATATTCCATTTCCCCATTATCATGTCTAATATTTTCAGTCAAAGTATTATATAGGACATTGTCAAAATGGGTTAATGGTGAAGGTAATTCACTTTCTGATATAAATGGATTAGTACTTCCTTCTATAGATATGAGTCCACGTTCAATATCTTCTACTTCTCTTGATAAGAGAGGTTGATTGTAAAGTTTATAAATTTGCTTATTATTATAATATTGAATATCATCAATTTCATCAGATTCATTTAAATTATTATTTCTAGAAGAAGACGCTTGCCGAATAGAATTATTTTTAATCGTTGTAATAATAGGGTCAATTATACAAAATATATAATTCCATTCTAAAAATTTAGAATATTTAGGAAGTGTAACATAACCATTTCGAATAAGAGAAATAATTATATTACTTTGATGACAAATCTTATTATTTACAGTATATATATTAATATTACTTGAGTCCAATATATCATTATATGCATTTAATCTAGTGATAAATATATTTACTATATCATCCCATGTAATAAATTTTATTCGATAATCATTTATTTTTAAATATTTATTATAAATTTCTCTTATTCTTGAAAACTTTTTAATTATATTTATTACATTCATACTGAAAAATAATAAGTAAGAACAATATATGCAAAAACATATTAGCAAATAAGGATTTAATGATAACCAATTAGACATATTGATGTAATCATAAAATGATTTATTATCACGTACATAATTTGATGTTGATGTTGATGATTTATCTGGAAATGATAAATATAATATATTATGATAATCAATACAATTAATTAGAAAATTATAAAGAAATATCATAAAATAGCTTATTAATAACCGTGTAATTTTTTCAGTAATTATAGATTGAAAACCATCATTAAAATAGTATTGATATAAATCTATAACTATATCTTTATCTTTCTCCAAGAATAATGGCTGGTTTGGCAAATTCATATTTAGCATGTATGGTATAATCTTATTATGGTGAATAGCATCAATCTAGTTTGTATTTACTATATTGATTTTTATATCTACATAAAGGCAAAATAAAATAGCAAAAAATAATTTGTATTTAGAAAAAATTGAATTTTTATTTTAGACAATATATAAACATATATCATTTCACTTAAGACAAAGACATGGCCGCTGCTTCTGCTAGTGTTTCCGGTACTTCGCATATTCAGCAAGATGCTGAGTTGCAGTCTAAAATTAATATTGCAATTAATGCAGACGCAGTGCGTCGGTTTAACAAAGCTAGATGGGTGACTCTTACTAATTTGTACTATACTCTAACTAAATATGGGCTACCTTATGGTGGTGTGGTTAGGGACTATATCCTTCGCACAAATGCTGCGGATTCCTATTATGCTTATTGCAAAGAACACAAAATTAATGCAGATGTTAATTATGACAATGTAGAGGTGCATCGAGAAAGCTTTGCAAATAGGCGTGTGCTGCCTAATGATATTGATATCTTTATTACTAAAGAAAATTTTGAGAAATTAATAAAGATTCTTGAAACTAGGTTTAATTTAAAAAAGAAGTCTAATGGCATTTCTAACTACTTTTTCAAATCCAATGATTTGTTAAATGCTGCAATAACACATGAAAAATGGGTTCTTAATCTATTTAGGTTTCCATACGATTATGTAAGAACAATTATGTTTGGTAAAAACGTCACCAACAAGCATTGCGAGTTATCCATTGATTTTGTAATTATCAATGATGATTATTTGCAACATCACGAATACACGAGTATAGGTATTTTATACCCGCCGTTTGGTAATCCAGATTTTGATGTAAATCTATTATCGTTCACTATTGATAACAGCCATCAATTGCAAATTACTCCATCTCCATATCTGGAGAAATTGCATACTTCCCCAAATGCAATGGTAGGACCTTTGCATTCCTATGAAACAAAAAAGATTATCATGGATTCAGTAATCACTAACATTAAGAACAAACGAGCACAACCAATATTCCCAATCAAAGAACTATACAATAGTGTGTTTAAAAGTGGCAAAACTGTCTACATAAGTGGATACCGAATTGCTAAAATGCAATGCAAAAGGTACAAAATTGATTATTACAATACTATTTTGCCTCCTGGTGTTGTTAGTTTCTGGGAAAAAGAAGTCGGAAAGGAAGAAGAAGCTCTTTGCGCTGTTTGCAAAGAACAATTTACTAATGAGAACCGCGCATTTAATGTATGTAGCAAGTGTCCTTACAAGATGCATCTAACTTGTTTGCGAGATTTTCAGAAAAAGGGAAGTGATTCGTGTGTTGATTGTGGCGAAATACTTTTTCCAGAAAATTGCCCCTGTCAACTTATTAACTTCCTAGGAAAAAT